GCCATCTAGTCCAATGTTAAACTTAGACCCATCGGCAAGAGTAACCATGTAGTCTTTATCTGCCACTCCAGACTGCTTTAAGTCACCACGAAAATCATCGCGTAAAGCCTGAGCATTAGACTTGCCGGAAGTCATCATAGCGCCTATAGAACGCTTGCCCATTAAGCGAAGTGCAAGATTTGGAGCAGCGCCTCCAATCATGTTTACGCCCTGATTTATGTAATCAGCACGATTGCCTCGCCCACGCAGAATATCTTTCATGCCCGTTTCCCAAGCATTACTTGCCGCTAACGCAATAGCTGCTGCTGGCAACGCCACGGCTCCAATAGTTCCTAAAGTGGAAGCTCCAGCCGCACCTGCTCCAGTTGCTCCTGCTCCAGTTGCTCCTGCTCCGCCTAATAAAGTAGGTTGCGCAACAGCCGTAGTTCCGCCAGCTCCACTACTAAACAATCCGCCTATAGTAGGAAATCCTTTAGCAGCTTCATTAACTAACAAGGCTCCGCCAATAGCGCCTCCAGCCTGAGCAAGTCCTGCTTGTTGTTTTTGCTTGGCTGCGGCTTCGTCTATTTCTGCTTGTGTTTTAGGCGGACCAAAAATGCCTACAGTTTGATCATAAGCAACACGATGAGGATATCCGTTGCTAGTTAGCCAAGCATAATACGCTTTAGGAGAACTTCTAGCAAAAGGAGGTGCTTCCGGATTAAATGCTTGTTCGTTAATTGCCATTATATCCACGTCCCAAATGCTGCTATTCCACTTCTTGCAAATTGAGTAGGCCTACTAAACCCACCCGCATAAACTACTTTTCCACCTTTAGTGCGACCGTATTCATCATGCAGTTGAGCTTCAAACTGAGGTCGAACCCCCTCTAGCCCATGTATCTGAGCAAACCGCTCTAGGATACCCTGCTCAAGCAATTTTTCTTGGAAAATACTTGTGTCTGTATCGGCTCTAAATTGGTCGTAAATGCCGTTGTAATAAGTCCATGTCACACCACCATCCGACACGCTCCCGCTTGTATGTGTTGGTGCTGTAGCCCCTGTAGTGCCACCAGCGGTAGTTACATAATAGTTGCCGTTGTAAATACAGTAGGAGTTAGCTCCAAATGCAGTTGCAGTAACCCATGTTCTAGGGACTACTGAGCGGTCGGCGATATACTCAAAAATAAGAATATCGCCAGAACTGCCAGGAGTAGGACTAATGAATACTTCATTATTACTTAACCCTCTAATTTGAAATCGTTGATAGATTGTTGGCATAAGCCCATAACCTTGAATCTGAGCATAATCCTGCTCTGATATAGGGCCAAGAACGCGCCATCTAGTGCTTTGATTCCAGAAGGTTTCGTATTGATAATTAGAAAAAGCCGCTGGTAAGGCGTAACTTGATTGCCCACTTACCAGCGTTATTGAGCCAGCGGCGTAGCACTTGGGCCAGGGATACGCCTCAAAAATATCACGATTGATACGTTGAGCTATCGCTAAAAGCTGCTTAGTCGTAGTTTCTGTAGAGGTAAAGATATTAGACTCTACGGTGTAGCCAGCTTCATTAGCGACATTCTGTATAACCGTAGCTATGCTCATACTCTTTTTGGTCTACCTCTTAGTCTAGGTGTGCTAACAGGCTCATCATCTAACGGGTCAGAAACACGCTCATCACGCAAATCTGTGCCCTCATTAGCTTCAATACGCTGCATTAAAATCTCTAACTTCTCTTCTAACTTGGCGTACTTTGTCTGATACTGCTCTAGTTGAACTTTAAGCTTAGCTACATCGTTCTGGTCAGAATTAGCAGCGGCCAACCATTCCTTAGCCATCTTTACAAACTTGGATAGTGTTCCTAGTTTGCGCTTAGCCTCTTCGGTTGCATTAGCTACCTGCTCTACAGTCTTAAAGCCAAGGTATTGAAACTCGCGCATAGCGGAGCCAGTCATCATTGGCCATTCTGCAAGGGGAGTTCCTTCACTTACAGGCTCAGAACCAGCCTTAAAAGCCTGGTACTTTTCTGGATACTCTTGAATATCCTGCGGCTCAATGCGCCTTACTGTGGTATCTCCACCTGGGACTTGAATGCTAATTGAAGGTATTTCATCAAAAATCGGACGGCCTTCTTTTAGCGACTTTTCCTCGTTCTCATTGTAAGCATAAAAGAATTGCACGTTCATTCCAGCATAACGCTTTTTCTGCTGCTGCTGGCCTGACATTATGCTTTGCCAATCTATTTGTGCCATTGTCTAATCTCCATAAATAGGCATTAGTGCCTACTTATTTATAGCACTATCCTTCAATAACCGTCACTGTGTTAATAGGGCTACCACTTGTCTGATAAGCTGTTATAGCTCCAGCCGGAACAAAACCAGCCTCAAAACGTATTGTATTAAGTCCTGCTGTGCTTTTAAGTACAAAGCATTTATTAGTAGAGGTTGGGGCTATTCCTGTTAAAGTTTGTCCTTCTAATCCAATAGCTATATCAGCAGCGGAGTTGTTTTGAATAAGTAAAAATTTGCGAGCACCATTAGCGGCTAAGACTGTAACGCTAGTAGCTGTAGCAATAGTAGGAGTTGCGGTTGTTGTATTGCCTGCAAAGCATGTCATAAATCACCTAATAAAGCGGGGGGATTGCTCCCCCCTATAAAGCTATAAAGCTTTAGTAAACTTGAGGTAGTAAAAAGATGTTCCGTTTGATACCACTACAAAGCAGTTAGTATCAGCATCAGCATCTTTAACAATACCTACAAAACCAGTTCCTACAGTTGCAGGATCGCCAAACGAAGTTGTCAGCTCTGCTGCTGTTGGAGTTGTATTGTTTACGTCGTTGATAGCCATTTTTGTACGAACACCAGCGGCAGTAGCATTTACTACGGCAGGTTGCACCCCGTCGCATATCTGCACTGCATGCTCAGGTGGCATACCAAGGCCAATAAGATTAGTAACTGTTGGCATAAATCCTCACAAAAAGGGGGGTATTGCTACCCCCCAGTTAGGTTAGTTGACCCGCAGATGATCTACGGAACCAAGCTCTACTGCTGCCGCAGGAGTTGTTGAAGCAAGTCCAACACCACCCTTGATTAGCGTAGTCGAGGCATCATCAGCCACGCCAGCCGTAGCAGTCGTGTTAAGGTTAGCCTTAGCAACGAAGCCAGCAGCTACCTTGCCTTTGATTCCCTTACCTACACCACCGCCCATCGGGCCGCCGATCCAGACCCAAAGGTACTCATTATCAGCAGCAGCTACCTGAGCTACGCCAACCATAAGTGCATTAGATCCAGCGTTTGTAGTTGTCAGCATAGCAGCCTGACCATCAGCTTCGATTTTAACGAAACCATACTGGTCAACAGCTCCATCAGCCTGAACAAACACGAAGTCGCCTTCTACAAGCGAACCTACTGTTCCTACTGCCACTGGCAGCGGAAGGTCAGTGCCTGTAAAAACCTTCTTATAATTAACACCAAACGATCCTACTTGTGACATATTCCTTCCCTCCTATTAAGCGTAAATTACACCCTGGAGAGCCGGAGCTGAACAGCAGAGGTTTCCTTCAACGATAATTACGGTGAAGAAAGCATCCTGGTCAATCGGACGATCCATACTTGGTGTTAGCGGCTTAAAGTCAGCGCCTCGAACCATGTCAAAAGTCCAATACTTAGTATTGAGCAAACGACATGAATTTGTTTCAAGAACTGACGATCCAAATCCGCCATCGAATACGAAGTCGCATCCGTCATAGCTAAGAACGCGAAATCCAGCTACAGCCTTCTTTGTAGGAAGCTGAATGCGCTGAATAGCGGTTAGTGAGCTATGGAGATACTTCCACGCTGTACGATCCATAAGACCCAAATCTGGTGCCTCAGAACCACGAGTTAAGCGGCTGATAACATCAGTAATAGTCTCCTGAACATTTGCAGCAGAAAGCGTTACGTTTGTAGCGTAGTTTCTAGCCCATGAGTTAGAAGTACGATCAATTCCGCCGTAAGTACCAGACGAAGGCGAAGTCGAAACGGCTTTCTTAATACCGTCAAACTCCAATCCGCCTGACCCAGTTCCATCGCCACGAAGGGAGGTGGACACTGTGTTCTTCAATCGCTCGATAGCTGCTTCCATCTTAGCCTCAGCCAAGTCAAGGAGAGCTGCCTCATCACGATTTGCACGACGCTCGCGTCCGTTCATCGCTACAGGCTCATAGCACTGCTTAATCTGAAAACGGAAAGCTGTAAGGTCATCAATCGAGGACAAGTCAAAAGGCTGGTATCCCTGATAGAATCCACCTACTGCTGCATCGTTGTACATTACTGGCTTACGCAGCTCATAGCCGCCGCCAATCTTCTTGATTCTACCCTTCTCATCCAATACAGAAGTTACTGGGTTGTGATGGAGCACAACATCAGCAATTTCTTCTGATTGATCAAAGAGGGTAGATACTATTGCCTCTTCTAAATTAGCCATTTTAGTTATCCCTTAAAGTTTGCGGGATAACCTTATGGCTACTCTCCTACGAATCGCCGACGTAGGTTATCCCCTAGTGATTTTGATTGCACTCTGGGAGTCCCACTACCAGTGGAGCCAGATATTGATTTGGCAGCTTGCTTGGCCTTTTGAACGACCTGCTGCTGCTGTTGTATCGCCGGCTTTGCGGCCATTTTTTGAACGAGGCCGGAAAAAGTCGGATTGCCGTTTACTACGTAGTTGTATGCAGTCTCTAATACTTGCTCAGGGGAGGAATACCGCCCTGTAGCGTTAAGAGCCTGAACAACTGGAGCCATCTCAGCCTCTAATTGCGACGCTGTTTCTGGATCTCTGAATAACGGCTTGTTACTCATAAATGAGTTTACAACCTGTTGATTGTAGTACTCAAGGGCCTTTTTTTCCTGCTCTGACTGGATTGACTTGAATCGCTCATCAGCTATGCGCTCTGCCTCTTCTTTGGTTAGGTATTGAGCAGGGGCTTGTTCTTGAGGTTGGTGCTGAGTTAGCTCCTCTAGCCTTACCCCATAAGAGTCCAGCCAATCCAAGGCGGTTTCTACTGGATTGCTTTGCATAGCCTTATCCCAAGCTACTGCTCGCCTGGTGACATCAGCTATAGAAATACCGTCTCTAGCGTACTCGTCTTCGTATTGCTTTATAGTTTCGTAAAGGCCAGAGGTTTGGCGTTTTAATTGTTCTACCTCCTGCATTTTTCGGCTATAGTCAGAACGTGTCTCATAAGCCCTACGGTTTAGATAGGATTGCAAAACATGAGCATTAGCCGGAGTAGGATTCAAGAACGCCTCTTTTTCTGCGGCATTCATATCCGCAGGTGGAACCATTGGTGGGGTAACAGGAGCGCTGACCTCCTCAACCGCTACGGCCTCGCTATCGGACGGCTGCTCTGCTTGAGTAGCATTATCGCTACTTTCGCTCTCATCATTAACGTTTTTCAACTGTTGTTTTAGCGTTTGTCTGATAGACAAATTAGCTGGCTCTCGCTCTACGGTAACCTCAGTATCGGACGGATTTAAGATTTCGTTATCTTCCATTTCTATACCTATCAATTATTTGGTTAGTTAAATACTTGGCCATTCTACGAGTGGATGCGCCAGACTCCTGATCTGGGATGTACCCTTTATCGTAGGCATCGCCAATTTCAATAGCTCCAGCAGCTTTATAGGCCGC